TGCTGAGACTGCTTGACCATCTAGGACACCCATTTTAAATCACCCCCCGCTAAAACTCGTTAAATTGACAATCAACCTAAATTTTAAAGGACCCGTCTCGTAAAAATTGGGCATCTGAGATGCGAGCATTTCGCTCATTTGATATCCTAATCCCTGATCTTCATATTGAGTAGAATCCAAAGTAACCGTCAATACATTCGTTGGATTAGCAATCTCTGGCGTAAAATCAAAAGGTCTCTGTTGAATAGACCATAAGAAAAAACTTTTCCAAGCAGCAAGATTTGCCTTTGGCTCGTACTTATATTCAACATTCACGAAAAATTGTGTATTAAATGTGACTGCTTCTTTGAGTCCTGAAGCTGAAACATTCACTGCTCCAAAAATTTTAGATTGATTTGTATTATCCAGATAATTGTATCCGATGAATTCAGGAATTAATGTTGATCCAGTTGTAAATAAACCAATGTAGGTTGTTGATCCTGTATAATCAGATGGGTTAAAGCCCATAATTGCAGAAGCGCTAATATTGAAATTAGGACCTGTTCCAAATAGAAGACTTAAAAATGTTCCATTCGTTGAGATGATCACTCTATTCTGTGTTCCGCCCATTACTGTTCTATTTACACTCACTGAGTAAATATTCCCGAGTGTGTCTACACTTTGCATTTCAAAAGCAATTTCTTGAGCTAAACTTGCTGGGGAATAAAATCCTAAATTAAGAGTTGCGGTCAATGTAAGACCACCACTTGCCGCTTTGAAATCGATTTTATTATTCAGGGCTGTCACCTGAATTCCATACGTAAATAAACTTTTAGATGCTAAAGCCATTTACGCCCCAATCTGATTGTAGTTGAATCCAGTTGCATCTGATTCTTGCCTCATGAGATCCATCAACATCCGTTTTGTGGAATCCGTTTCTAAATAGTTTCCTGAAATATTCACGGTTACAATTCTTTGAGGAGCCTGCTGTTGATCCATGCTCGCAGTTGCTTGAGGTGTGGCCTGAGAAGTATCCGTAGATGCTGAAGATATGGGGGCTATAGGCGCAGCCGAACCAGAAGCGATTGCTTGGGGAGAAGGAGCGGTAGCAACAGTTGAGGGAGTAGATGCACCTCCCGCCGCGCTCCCAGCTGCTTTAAGGGCCCCACCGAGAGCAATTAATGCCGCACCTCCACCTAATGCTAATGGATTAGGAGGCCAAATTCCTGACAACATCATGACCGTACCTTCTGCAATGGCTCGGTCTCCTAAGAATCCTAAGAAAAAACCGGCTAATGCAGAGGCAACGTTTTGACCTAGATCCTTTTGTGCAACCATCCCCGCACCAATCGACTCAAAAGCAGAGGTAGCATTCACAGAAAGTGAATTCCACATTTCGGTTCCTCTTTTACCGAAATCTTCCTGCTCCATTTTCATCTTTTGAGTATTGGCTTTAAATGTTCTCTCAATTCCCTGAAAGATCGTTTTTGAATTTTTAGCGTAGTTATCTAAAAGCTTGAGTCTCAATGCTGCAGAATTTTTCTCATCATTCTCCATCTGCTCGTTAAAACGTTTATTCTCCATCACCTCGAGCTGCTTCTTTTGTTTTCGATCTAAGGAGGCATTGCTTTGGATGGCTTTCAAATTTGAGATATGTTGTCTCTCAGCCATTTCTGTTTGTTTTTTGACGAGCTGATCGATTTGAGCAAAAGACTGAACACTTTGTTGTTGTTCTTTAAAATACTGCTGATCGATTTTCGACATTTCCTGCCGGAAAGTTTGTTGATTTTTCTTTTGTTTTTCTTGATCAACAATGGATGCCTGAGAAACCTTTTTAATATTGTCAATCGATTTATTTGTGGCAACTTCTTCTTTTTTAGTGAGTTCATCAACTGATTTTCCTGCTAAGATGGCCTTTGCCTTAGCGGCTTCAGCTCCATCACCGATAGATGCTTGAACATGAAGCTTAAGTTGGGTTGCTAAATTTTGAACGGTCCCCAAAAACTTCCTCATTCCAGGACCAATCGTTTTTTCGAAAGCGAGAGTAAATGTCTCTCCAATTTCAGAAAACGTTGTCTTTAAGCTTTGAAGAATTGAAGTTGCTGATTTCGCATTGAGAGTGACGTCCTTAAACCCTGCATTCCCTTTTTCTAAGAAAGCATTGAGAATCGCTTGCTGCTTTCCTGCTTGAGAAAGCTGATCTGCGGTAGTTCCATTCGCATCAGCGAAATCCTTCTCTGCTTTGGTTGCATCAATGATAATCCCGTAATGCTTGAGCATTCGGGTATTTCCATTCGCGATAGCATTAGTAATTTCTTCAAAATTGGTTTTGGCATCTCCGCCATAAACCTGAGTTGCTTTTCTCGCAATTTCTAGGATTTGAGGAAGCTTATCGGCAGAACCTCCCATTTTGACGATGGCCTCATTGGAGATCTTCAAAAGATCATTCGTGCTAATGAGTCCACCTGAAGCTTTTTCTAGTCCTTCTTTAAGTTTCTCTGGAGCAATTCCTGCTTGTTGCGACAACAACTCAAATTGATTGTTGACTCGCTCGATCTGTTCTCCTTCTACTGTCAAATCAATGGCTTTTTTAAATGCGAAAGCAGAAACACCCAACGCTCCCAAGATGGGGGCGGCTACTGTCAGTCCTTCAATGAGTCCGGAAAGACTTTCTTCACTTCCTAATTTTTCAATAATCCCTTTGGCCTGAAGTCCCTTTTCTGTAAATTCAGCAACATCCAAATCGAGAAGAAATGATACTTTATCACTTTCATCAGCCATATCCTAAAGTCCTTTTGAAAGATCCAAATACACTTCTCATAATCAGTTGAGCGTCTGGACCGGCGGCATCGAGGTGCATCGAAGGAGGTTGAGGAGGAAGTCGATTCGGTTTATCTTGATAAATGATTGCGTTATATCGTGATCTAAGTTCTTTGTAGTACTGAAAGCTACTCTTAGAAGCCATAGAGATATCTAGAGTTTCTCTAAATTGAGCAGCTTCCATTTTTGTTGCTTCTTTATGCATCTTTCCAAATGCTTTCATGGGCATTTTTAAAGTCTGTTGATAATCCCATTTATAAAAGTAGCAGACAAAAGCAATCGCTGGAATTAAGGAGATTTCAATGGTGGAATCAATGGATTTTTTTTTTCATCCTTATCATAGAGTCCAGGATCTCCAGCTAATTGCCGCATGACGAGTTGAATGAGTTGATTCAATAAAAAGAAGGGTAATGACTTTAAATCTTCGAACTCAAAATCTGGAACCAAAGGATGGATGAGATCATAGTATTTATGGTAGACCTCATTCTGAGGTAGAGGGTCTCCTTGTGATCTTGAAGTTACCATTTCTAGAAGATTCCTATATGCAAGAGTAATTTGCATGTAGTTTTCTACTGAAACGTTATTGATCAAATAATATTTATTTTTAAACTTAAAGCCGATTTTTTCACCTACAAGAGCATCAAAATCACAGACAATCTTCATCTGTGGAATGGGTTCTGCTTGTGCTCTTGCAGGTTTAAATATCATTTTCCCTCTACGTATAGTTTGCGGCTGTCGTTGAAATTGCGTAACTATCTCCTACTGCTGCATGAGGAGATGCATCATTCACCGTGAATCCAATTTCGTTTCCGAAAGCTGAAAAGGAGACACCCACCGTTGCTGACCCCAGCGGTCCGGAAAGAGACCCATTGACATTGAATAATCCACTCGCGCCCGCTGTTACGCAAAGCAAAGTAATCGTTTCTGTCTTCGTAGCGCCGTTGTTCACGGTAATTCCCGTTACAGTATCAGCACCAACATTGCCAGTCCCAGCAGTAGCAGCGCCAGCAGAGGCGTTGACAAGACCGACAGATGGATCGCCATATAAACAAAATCGTGGAGGCTGAGTCGTAAAATCTGGGTAAACATCAAATGTCACTTTCAGTTTTTGTTGTTCGGTAGATGAAAAATCGAGCTGAGAACTCGGCATAGCCGTTGCCAAGTAAACATAGAAGTCAGTCGATTTATCTGAGTTTGTCTTGGAAAGAGGGTGAAGAATGAGTGGGCCCCCTAAAGCGGCCATATGTTGGCCTACTTGAGAGTCAAAATACATCATGGTGTTTCCATTTTGAGTGACTAGCTTATGCGCTGGAAAAACCACTTTCCAATTCGCTTTCAGCTGAACCTCATCCAAAGCGGTTTCTATAGTCACTTTGAACCCAGAAACGACGTTATCGATGATGGTATCTCCCAATTGATCTGCTTTGAGAGGAGATAACTTCTCTTCAATCTTGACAGTGACTTTATCGGTAGCTCCGAGATCGACGCCTTTATACGTCACTCGGCAGGGTGATAGCTCAAAATTACCTGGCGTAATCGTTGAAAAGCTGGTCGACATTTGGAATCTCCCTATTCCTCAATTTTTAAAGTTCCACTCCTCCTTGGAGAGAACCTACCTACTCATTCACTCTAAATTTTCAATATGATCTACGCTCAGACGTAGAGCCATTTCTTTTCTAAAGACCGAATCTTGAGCATTCTTTCCTTTGAGATTGACGATAGCGCTAAATTCACATGATTCGACCTTAGAAAATAACCTAACGTTACCATCCGCATTTGTCAAAGATACGAGATGCAAACATTGCATAAGCGCAGCTTGATATCTCCAAGCTTTGATCGTCAAGAGTCTCTCTAGACGATCCTCGACGACACAAGCAACCACGATCGAATCAATGGCATTGATATGATTACCATCGGATTTTAAATTCTTAATTTGTTGGTGTTCAAAGATCGTAAAAATAGCGGGTGGACGATATACATTAGCCGTCGGATAGATGAAATATTCCCTGGGAGGTTCCGTTGTTACTATCGGATCATTTCGCTCAGCTCTTAGACTTGCCAAAGCAGTTACAATGGTATTTTTAATCTGGGTTTGGATTAAATCAGTTGCGATTTCTGCGCCGTAATAGGCCCCCATGAGAAGTTATCCTTACTTTCCAATCAAATATTGTTTTAATGCATCTTTAAGTTTTGAAACACTTGCTGCAGAAAAGCTCATAAAAGGACGCTTCTCAGCCACATAGTCAGGATAATTAAAGGGTTTCCCTTCTGCATTAGTTCCGGACGTATCTACACTGATTTGCATAGAATAGGATTTAAACATGGCCCGATGATGGCTTATGCCCTCAAAAGGGGAACCTGGACCAATTACCGCTCCTGCAAGAGTACTAGTGCCAATGAGCATTTTTCTTCCTCCCCCAGGCCAAGATTTATAACGTTTCAATTTATGAGTTTCGTATTCCTTCTTCAAAGGAGCCCAAGGAGCGCCTTCGCTTGCATTTTGAGTCATGAATCTTCGGGTTTGAATTGCTTGATAAATCGGGTAAAGACGTGCGGAAGCTTTCGTGGATTGAGCACGAGTCAAAAGACCGTTCAGGCGGTTCTCGAGTCCATTTTCAGTGATTTCAATAGAAGTACTCAGACCCCACCTCCACCTCCCGGCATCGGTTTCACATTCCCTAACACAGAACCAAAAAGAGGCTGTAAAGACCTTCCTTGACGGGTATAGAACTCATCTCGGGCCTTGAGGGCCTCTTCTCTAAATGTTTCAGACATTTTCACATAGTCATCGGCTGGACCAGTTCCGGGCTTTTTAGGCTCGTCCTCTACGCGGTACATTTCGGAGAGAAAAGTCCTCCACCGAATAGCCATCTTGAGATAAGCTTCTGCTGCAGCATATTTTAAAGCGGATGGCTGAAGACCATTTGGAATGGTCGTATAATCCGTTGAACTTCCTAACCAGTTGGATGCAACAGAAAGAAAATCCTGAAGTTCAGTGTCTAAGAACCATTGAGAATAATAGGAAGCCTCAACTTCTGAACCATCAGAGGGTGCATTTATAAAAACAAATTCGCCAGTATCAGGATAATCTGCGGAAAATCCAGAGGCAGGCACAATAGTTCCATCAATATATACTCCTTGAGGGAGTGTGGCAGAAGTGAAATTTGTAATTCTCCTGAATTCGAAGGTCCTAAACATGAGATTAGATCCATTCACCTCGCCGAAGCAACGTTTTCTGGAGCTATATCGATCCGTTGGCCCATCCGAGACAAGTGTTCTGAGATCTGAGACTGCCGTAGACCAGGTCATAGAGATTCACCTAGCTGTTCTAGGAGGTGCTCATAAGTAGAGTCCTTCTCGACGACCAGATGCCTTAATCCTAACTTCCTCATGACTTTATGCCTCTCATAAGCTCGGTAGATTTCTTTCTCATTCCTGGGTTCATCTACCCAAAGGGGGCCCCCTTTTGCGTGAGGGTAGAATTTATCCACAAATCGAAATAAACTCTGCGTGACGTCCGGATAAGCCTCATCCGCTCCAGGAAACTTCGTCTTCCGGATGACCAGTTTATCTTGAGCAATTCTCTCTACGGGATAAAGAAACTGTTGTTTCTCCTCGTACTTCTGAAGCGCTCGCCTATGCGCCGCTGTTTCGGTCTCTTTAGGTTCTGAGTCCGGATAAATTTCTGCCATGCGTTGTTTTTTGGATTCAGGTGCAATGATCGTTCTTTTACTCATTCAATATCTCCCCGCGTAGATCTAAGATAAACCGAGATCTACGCGGGTCAATCATTATTGATTAACTTGTGACTGAGCCATCATTTCCTTGCCAACAGAAACGAGGGTCAATCCAATCTCCATTCCCTCTCATGACCAAACGGAATCGAATAATATCCCGATCAAAGGATTCTCCCGAGTTCGGAGCTTCCTGAATCACACTTGCGCTCTCTCTGACTTGCATGACAAAGCATGGTTTCGAATCATCAAGCAGGTACCAGGCATTACTTTGACCATCGATCACACCTGTGTTCTCAAACACAAAGCGAGATACTGTCAAAGCAGCAATGCTTTCAATCGGGTTGATTGCGAAAGTTGCACCTGGAGTTCCTGCGGTTCCGCTAGGTACCGAAGGATAGAAACTGCTGTTCAGGAGAATCGCAGCGCTAAACCGATTGAGAGGAGATACAATCAATCTCTTAGGA